AACCCGCAGCCTTTTTCATATCTGGAGGCTCCATGATAAGCACTGGTAACTACATTTTCGGCTGGCTGGTTATTGGTGTGTTGATGGGGTTGGGGTTTATAGCAGGAGGTTGAGATGGAAAAAGACACAGGCGGTACAGCCTTCCCGTGGGTTGAGAGTTACGTGAATGTCGACAAAGGCGAGCGGTACGAGAATTACGGCGATGCAGGCATGACGCTGCGCGATTACTTCGCAGCTAAGGCGATGCAAGGAATGCTCGCAAGTGGCGTTCCGTCTGGAGATATCCCGCTTTATGCCTACGAAATCGCAGATGCGATGGTTTCCATTCGAGGCCAGTAACCACTAAACAGGAGAGAGAGGATGGAATGGATTAAGTGCAGTGAGCGCATGCCTGATGTTGGGCAGGGTGTAATCGGTTGGAATGGCTACGCCATACGGGGCTGCCGTTATCGCAGCAACACTTACGCAAAGACAGAGAAAGGCCGCCAGCCACGATTTGAAGTAACAGAAGGTATTTGGCACGGAGTGACTCACTGGATGCCCCTACCTGAACCGCCAACTGAGTGACACCGTAAAGCCGCCTACTCAGACGGCTTTGAGGTGCTACGCACCAACGCTGTGAAGTTTCAAATGATAGAGACAGAACAGGATGCGATTTGGCCGCTTAGTGCGGCCTTCTTTTTTACACCAACCTGACAAATTCAAGGAACCACCCATGCCAGATTTTGCTCTCGCTGGGGCTACCCACATGGGTGGCTTCGGATTTAACACGTCTCAACTCGACCGTATCACCCGCCGTCTTCGTGCGAGCTTACGCAGTCTTATCGACACGCTTAACCAGAAAGGAAATCCGCAATGACCATTATCCCAGTGAACGGAACCATTCTGGTTCAGCAGGGCTGCAGCCACTTCAATAAGTTGTACGAGGAGGCGTTCCCCGATACGCAGGAAGGAATGCATAAAGCCTATGAATGGGCGTCTGAGATTGCCCTGGGCTGGCACAACTGTCAGGACGAAGACTGGAACAAGAGGTTCAACAACCATGCAGCATGATGAAGATGAATTTGTGGCGCTGATGCGCGGCATGCTTGGCGAGTTAGCTGAGCCAATGACATATGAGCAGGCCGCAATGGATGCGGCGGCTGATTACCGTACGGAGCAGCAGGCAGAGCGAATGGGGGTTGGCTATGAGTAAGGAATTCTACGTCAGGCTGGCAGATATACAGCGCACCCTGAACGCGCCAAAGGGGCAGTACAACAGCTTTGGCAAGTATCACTACCGAAGCTGCGAAGACATCCTTGAGGGTGTGAAGCCGCTGCTTAACGGCCTGTTCCTGTCCATCTCGGACGAAATCGTTTTGATTGGCGATCGCTATTACGTCAAAGCTACGGCGACGATAACCGATGGCGAGACCACTCACAGCGCCTCTGCTATGGCCCGTGAGGCCGTCGATAAGAAAGGTATGGATGACGCGCAGATTACCGGCGCTACCAGCTCCTACGCCCGCAAATACTGCCTGAATGGACTCTTCGGCATTGATGATTCAAAGGATGCTGATACAAATGAGCATCGCCAGCAAACCACCTCAGCGCCGCCGCAGCAGAAACCCAAGCCTAAGCCTGCGGATATCCTCGCCGCCTTCTCTGAAGCCGCGCTCAGCAAGACAACCCCAGAAGAGCTGAAGCAGTCATTCGCTAAAGCGTGGCAGATGCTGGACGGCACCCCGGAGCAGGCTAAGGCGAAGGAAGTTTACGACATGAAGAAATCAGAGCTTGAAGGAGCCACAGCATAATGCCAATCAACACGATCACAATCGCAGGTAATGTCGGCAAGGATGCCGTGCTGCGTGTCACACCAAACGGAAAACACATTGCGTCATTCTCTCTGCCGGCCAAATCAGGGTTTGGTGACAACGAGAAAACATCCTGGCTGCAATGCAAGATGTTCGGAGCTATGGCAGAGAAGTTATCGGCTGGCATCCTGAAGGGTGCAAAGGTAACAGTGACCGGCGAATTTGTGCTTGAAGAGTGGACCAAAGACGACGGCACCAAGGTTTCAACGCCAACAATTCTCGTCCGGGATATCGACCTGCCGCCAAAGCAGAACGGTCAGCAACAGAGTCGGCCGCCGCAATCGCGTGGTCAATCTACCGAACCTGATTACGATACTTCGATCCCTTTCTGATTTAACTCAATAAGGCACCCTCATGACCATCACCGAACCTTCGGCGGGCTCTGCACGCCCTGAAGAAGCTGAATCACTCAGGCTTCACAGTCTGGCTATGCAGGACGCACAGCAGCAGATTAACGCCCGGTACGGTGCTCGGTGCCGGATTGAATCACGTACGACTGAATCACTGGAAGCACGGCGCAGGGAGCGCGCCACCCGCGAATATGCACGACAGGCAGCCTTCTATCCGCAGTTGCCACGCATCTTAATGACTAAGCCTGATGTTGTCTGGAATGACTATCAAACAGAGCTGCGCGGCCGGTTTGGTGCCGTGGTGCAGGACTAACTATTTTCGCCGCGGCATTGAGCCTGACAGCGGCATAAGGGGTAAGAGAATGAGCAATTACTACGTATCAGGATGCGTTGCCGATGGTGACGATGTGTCAATCTGCGATGACAGCGTCGCGCAGTTCTGGACGCTGTATCACCGCAATGAAGAAGGCTTGAGCGAAGGCATTATCGACTGCATGTTTCGTGAAGATGCTGAGACGGCGATGCGCGCTTATGAGGAGCGTGACACGCTGGCGGCTGAGAATGCGGCGCGGGGCGAGATCATCGAGCGCCTGATGGGTCAATACAGTGCAGCGGGTTATCACGCGGTACAAAATTCACTGAATCCAGCACAGTCACTGCTATACGACGCAATGCAGGTGCTGAAACAGCCAGCCACCGCCGCCTACCTTAACTCTGTGCGGGCTGAGGGCGTGGATAGGGCTGTGAATGAGCTGAAAGAGTTAGCGCAGCGAAGCAAGGCTGAGTCACCCGTAGCAGCAGAGCATACTCATGCCGCCGCACTGTACCTGATGCTTTTAGCCAACCAACTCCGCGCCGGTAAGGATGGCAAGGATGCGTGAGCCAATGCGACGCCGTAAAAATGACAGTGACAAAATGAATCTGCCTGCCGGAAAGACATGTAGTGACTGCGTTCATTGCCGCCGCTGCACCATGATTTTTGGACACATCCCTACAGATGAGGTGTGCGACTGGGCACCATCAAGATTCCGCCTAGCTGAGCCAGTTATCCGCGCAGGAGAGACATCATGAGTCGTGATCCTCTGACGCAGGCAAGACTTAAAGACGCTTTGCAATACGACCCTGAAAGTGGAGTTTTCACTTGGTCTTCCTGTAGGCGAAACCACATCAACAAAGGCGCTGTAGCTGGAGGAGTAAATCAAGAGGGATATGTAGAAATAAAGATTTTTCAGCGCAGATATAAAGCGCATCGACTTGCATGGTTCTATATGACTGGTCAATGGCCTGAAGTTATTGACCACATAAACCGAAAGCGGGGCGACAACCGGTTTTGCAACCTGAGGGATTGCTCAATTCAGCAAAATAGTTGCAATACTGGCCTGAGCGATAGAAATACGAGCGGCTATCGTGGCGTGAGCAAGCATAAGCAGTCAGGTAAATGGAAGGTCGATGTAAAGGTTAAAGGTAAAAAACTATTCTTCGGGCTATTTGAAGACATTGAACTGGCGGGCTTGGTTGCTGAAGAGGCCAGATCCAAAATGCATGGTGACTACGCATCCATGCTGCGAAACATTGAGGAGGCGAAATGAGCGACAAAAAATATCCCAGCAACCTCTATCTTGAGTCTGTGACAACAAACGTTGATTTTGCGAGCCATGTTTCGGTTGAGGCTGTCATTGTCATGGCAAGGGAGTTACTGGCGCTGCGGAAAGCATTTAATGAAACCGCTGTTTATGAGGCCGAGATAAACGGCGTAATGTCCTCAGTAACAAAGTCGCATTATGAAGACTGTAAAAAGTACGGAGTCAACACTCGTCAACTAATCGTCAAGCCCGCCCTGCTTTAAAGCGATATACTCCCCACAGGAGGACATCGCCATGTCACACAACTTAGCAGCACGCAGCAGAGAAGAGCGCGACAGGATTAACGTTGATTTAGCCGCGTCAGGAGTAGCGTACAAGGAGCGTATGAATATGCCGGTTATCGCCATGGAGGTGGAGATGCAGCAGCCGGAAGCGCTGAAGGAGTATTTC